CGTTGTAATTCGAAGTCCATACGTAACTTGGGTCGGTTTGAAAAATGGATTAAACTTCTTTGATTGACGGCTTCAATACCCAGGCCGCCCAAGCTTGTCGGCGAAGATAACATTTTAACGGAAACCTGGTGTAATTGACACCAAGTACCACGCAGTGATCGCCACAACGATTCAACTTGCAGACCCCGGCGTGCCAGCGTATCTAGAGTATCTTTCCAGTGTTTAACGGTCGAGGCTTCGGTCCAGGGGGCGCTGTTCCACGGTTTCCGTTGTACTAAACCTGGCAATGCTCGGAGTGCATACCCGTAAGCTCTCGTTGGGGTGTATCGTATACGAAGGAATTCTGTCGATCTATGCAGCAGGGCAAACTTCCCATCACCACCCTTAACTCCTAGCAGTCGATAGCACTCATTCATAGCACTGGCACTTTTCCAGTCGGAGAAGGCGAGGTTACTGTCGTCGCCGCGGATATCGTTGATCAGAGGTTGAGTGAATCCATACACACTGAGTAAGTGTTTAGCCATTTCTGTCTTTATCTTGTTCCAAGCGTTTCCAACTACTGATGTGATTCGCAGTCCACTCATGAGACCTCCAGTCACCTGGGTTATAAAATCAAGAGCATCTAGTTTGCAGGAGAGCGTCGATTCCGTGAAGTCGTGAAGACACGACTGCCCTATTTCTAATAGTTCTGGAAGTCTGGAGTCGGGACAGTTTTTCCTTGCTATGTCGACCAGCGCTTGCCATATCAATTGTATCTCGTAAGTCGGTGGCTGGTGGTCGAACCCGTCGAAGTCGTAGGGTAGACAAACGTAGCGCGACGTTGCCTCAATCGTCCTTTCCATTCTGATAGTTTGCTCTTCTAGTGTCTCGTCAACTGTAACTCCAGGCCACTGAGTGTAAGCTTTATTCACGTAGTAAAGAATCCAAGCCTGTTTCAAATATGTCCATATATCGCTTGACACGGCAACTCGGATTTTCCCTAACTCGCTTTTGAGAATTGCTGAGTTCTGTTGACCTTTGTTGGCTAGTGCTGACTGGACTAACTCTTCGATCGTCCAGACGTCAATCAGTTGGTTCTTGC